AATAATAAAAATATGAAAAAGTTAGAAGTATTAAATGAAATGTTTAGTAAGTGTGGTAGTGGGGTTAGGGTAATGAGGATAAGTGATGTGAATGAAAAGGATAGGTTTAGGATTTATAGAAATTGTGATTTAGGGAATAGGGTAAATTGGGTTAAGTGTAAAAAGATTTTAAATGGGAATAATATAAATTATAGTGAGGGTGATAGTGGTTGGGGAATGATGTTAAGTAGATGTATTGATTTTGAGTTTTAGGGGGTTAAGGGGTTTAACCCCTTGTTTGGTTTTTAGGAAAAAAGATGTTATATTTAGGCAATAATTAAAAACAGTAACAATATGAGTATGAACAGTTTTCACAAGTATGTTTCAGCAATTCGTAAATCAAAATCATTTAAACCCGTTTACATGGAACACCCATTAGGGTTAAGTGGTAGGGTAGTAGCTAAGAGGAATGATCAGTGGGCCGCTTATGTTCTCACTAGCCTCAGTATTAAAGAGCTATATGAGATCATGGGTGATGGTTTAGTTATAACCTCAGATTATAACACTAGAGAGATGTATGCTTATGATATGTGGGTGTAACCTCATATTTGGCCCTAAGGGGCTTTAATGTTATATTTAGTCATAATTAAAAAATATAAACACATGAAAAAATTAGTAATTGTTTATTTGGTATTATCAGTGATAGCAGTGGTAGGTGAAATTAAATGTATCATTAAAGCGTTTAATTGTAATTGGGAACCAGTAGGTAAAGCAGAGATTATATATACTGGTTCAGCAGTGACAGGTTTAGGTTGTATTACAGGATGGATTGATATTGAGGATAAATAACCTCATGTTTGGCCTTACGAGGTAACAATGTTATATTTAGGTATTAATTAAAACAAATAACATGTATCCAAATCGAAAACCTGCTCTCGTAGATTACATTTTAGTATTCGCTATTGTTTTCTTCTCACTATGTCTAGTGCTTAGAGTGATAGTAGTAGCATCACAGATGTAACCTCATGTTTGGCCTTACGAGGCAATAATGTTATATTTAGACAATAATTAAAAACATTAATAACATGAGATTAGAAAGTGAAGCACCTCAAACACAGTTTGAAACAGAAGTAGAAAACATCTTAGTAGCTAATGGCTACAATAAAGATGATATCCAGTTCCGACAAGATGATCGTTACCTAAGAGTTAGTTATTGGGGGTACTTATCAGATAAAGTACTTGATCAATTAAAAGGTTATATTAAAGAAGTAGTTGATGTGTATGATGATGATTGTGGAACACTTTATTTCTATAGATTGAACCATTAATTTGGCCCCATATGGGGCCTTAATTATATTTAGTCATTAATTAAAACATTATTTTATATGAGTAAATCAAAAGAACTGTTTATGCAAAACCGAGAAGCTGAAATGAATGAATTAGGATGGGACGCACGTGATGCGGATCACTTCTATCATCAAAACAGTAAATCAACCTTAGTGATCCACCCCGATGATCCCTCTACTACGTTCCTAAATTATATCTATCAAGATCTACCTAACACTACAGTAGTAACTAAGGACAAGACCCAAGACGAAATAATCGATATGATCAAGAACCATGATCGGATCATAATGCTCGGTCACGGCACACCTCAAGGCCTAATGAGTGTAGGACAGTTTCCAGGTAGAGGATATGTTATCAACTCCGAGGTAGCTCCTTACCTCACTAACACCGAAAACATATTTGTATGGTGTTACGCTAGTGATTTCGTCTCACGATATAACCTAGAAGGGTTTAGCAGTGGAATGTTTATTAGCGAGGTATCTGAGGCTGATTACCTCGATGTTAATGCAACTCAAGCCGATGTAGATGTATCCAATGTACTGTTTGCTTACACGTTAGGTAAAGCGCTGTTATGCAACGATGACCTAAACACCGCAATGGGTAAGGTCAAGACAGCATATTTCACTATGACGGCGATCAACGAGGTTGCGAGATACAACAACGGCCGTTTGCGGTTGATGGAGAAACAGGTCCTCCAAGAAGGCTAGTTTTGATTTTCCTACACCTATAAAGGTGCCACAGTACACCGTACGTACGTATACGGTATATATATACTATACTCCCATGCGTGTTATGGTCCATATACCCGGCTACCCGATAAACCTGTGTGAATACACACAAAACAGATCGTATACGATCTTTACGCGCCGATTGTATATACGTATATACGCTACATAGCATCCCACACATTTCCAGACTAACCCTTTGGGATATAGATGGTAAAACCCAAAATCTCTCTTTTATAACATTTTTTGGTATCGACCAAGTATATATGTATATACGTATTAAGGTGTGGTGGTGAAGGGTCCACATGTGGGGGCCTTTTTCCTTGGATATGTATATATGAATTAAAGATAACGGCTTAGGACCGTTGTAGTTTAGGCTACTCAAACCCCGGTGAATTCGCTACTCATCGGGGTTTTCTACACTCTCCCACCCTCTGTTTGGCCTCCGGGTGAATTGATGTTATATTTAGGTATAATTAAATAATTAGAACATGGTAACAACAGCAGCATTTATTTGGATGGCATATTGCGCAGTATCACATGTACGCATTGATGCTAAAAAGAAAGGTGAGGATTTGTCATTTAAATCTCAAGGTATCTGGTATGCAATTCAGATTGTGCTTTACTGGATTCTAACAGCAGCATTCATTATATAATAATTAAACACAAATAAAAGTTATGGAACAAAAACGCAGAGGTCGCCCACCTGGATTGGGTAAAAAGAAAGAGGTTGAAATTCAATTGAACACAACTACTACAACAGAACCAAAAAAACGTGGTAGGAAAGCAGTGGAGAAACCAAATATTATATTCCCTGATGTGGTTATGGAGGGAGAAATTGAAGGAACTACTACTGAGAAATTGAAGTTCATGGCTGTTCAGGTAAAGCAAATGGATAAAACATTGGATTTGGAACCGTACCGAATGGATATACGGATGAAAAAACATGACACTATTCAACGAATCTGTTACTTGATTGAGAGTCTTTAACAGGAGGCTTGGCTCCACAGGAAAAGGATGTTATATTTAGGTATAAGTTAAAATATTAATTAAAAAATAAAGGTTATGTTAGACATCGAAAAAAACACATTTCTAAACGAATCACAGATTCGTGAACAAGCAAAATCAATTTTCACAACTAAGGGTGCTCCAGGCACTAGTGAAAAATATGCTCACATTTCCACCTTCCAAATCATTCAGGATATGGAAAAACTAGGTTGGGGAGTAGTTGATGCAAAACAAGTACGCGCCCGCAAAGGTGATGGTTACCAGAAACACCTAGTTGTGTTCCGCAATAATGAGATTGTCATTAAAGGAGATGATGGTGATCATGCTTACCCACAGATTCTACTAACTAATAGTCACGACGGTAAAAATGCTTTTACTTTCACAGCAGGTTTGTTCCGTATGGTATGTGAAAATGGTTTGGTTATTTGTTCTAAGGAGTTTGAAAATCTTAAGATTCGTCACTACGGATATGATTTTGAAGAGTTAAAAGCAGTAATTGGTAAGATTGTAGAGAAACTTCCACTAACAGTTGAATCAATGAATACATTTAAGAAAAAGAAACTTCGTAAAGAACAAATTGCTGAGTTTGCTAAGAAAGCAGCTGCAATTCGATTTGGGGCAGAACAACTTCAAAATATTACAATTGATTATAATAAATTGATTGAACCAACTCGCCCTGAAGATAAAGGAACTGATTTGTGGAGCGTATTTAATGTAGTTCAAGAAAAACTAGTACATGGTATGTTTGAATATACATCAGGTGCTAAGTTACGTAAAGCAAGAAAAATTAAGAATTTTAAACAAGACCTTGATTTGAATGCTAAACTATATGAACTTGCAATTGAGTATGCAGCTTAATAATAAACAAGAATTACATCAGCTAATAAGTAAAGAGCTGAAATTAGAGCCAATCACCACCCACATAGATGAGTTGTGGGTGGTGGTTACAAGGACACTACATAAAGGAATTAATGTTTCTAAAGAGAACATTATTGATTATTATTTGACATGTTGTAAGTATGATAATCTAAAAGATTAATTTAGGTCAAGTGGCGGAAGAAAGTGATTCTAGATGACACTTCAGGTAAACGCAAGTCGTAGGTAGCACTACCCATAACCAGCCTTAACGTGATGGGTTTGCAGGTTCAAATCCTGCCTTGACCACGTATGCCCCCATAGCTCAGTTGGATAGAGCAACAGATTTCTAATCTGTGGGCCTCAGGTTCGAATCCTGATGGGGGTACTAATAGCACCTTTAGCTCAATTGGTTAGAGCAACTGACTCATAATCAGTAGGTCGCAGGTTCGATTCCTGCAAGGTGCACTAAAAAGTAAGTTATTTAAAATAAAGGAGAAACAAATTATGGAAACAATGTATTTTGTTTTAGGTATGCTCTCGATTATTGCGGCTGCTATTATAGCTGTAATTGTTTGGGGTATAGTTAAGATTAACAAATTAACGTTTGAATTAAAAGCCACTCATGAGTGGATAGATAATAATACTCGAGAGAGGGATTATAATTTTGAACAAGTTTATAAAAAGATTGATGGGACAGAACGTCAAATGTCTTATGAATTTGAAAATATTCATAGGCTGATTGCTGAGCAGCGTTCATATACAGACTCACGATTTGATAAAGCAACAGGTCTAACTGGAGCTAAACAATTAATTAAAGGATAATAATAATTTAAACTTACTTTTTAAAGCGGCTTTTAGCCGCTTTTTTTCTTATTATATTACGATATATATAAAATATAAGTAAGTGTGTTAACCCTACTTAAAACTGCCTTTTACCATATGTATAATGTATGAATATTAACAAAATATTTAGTTTATTTAAGTCTCCTGAAGAACCTGAAGAGACTATATCACAGATAGATTTATCTGAAAGTCCTGTAGTCTGGATAGGGATGTTTAAAAGATTAATTACTAATTATGAGACATTTGCTAGACAATTAATTAAATTTTTAGGTGATGCTAACCCAGATCTAGATGTTATTGAAATTGAAAGAATTAGTGGGTATATGGTTTATGATAAAGCTTATAACCATTTATTTAAATTAGATATTACTAATCAAACACATCTTGATTGTATTAATCTATATTCAGATAATATATTCAAGAAAACATTAGATGCAGCTTTAGTATATTTTGAAAGTGTAGAGGAATATGAAAGATGTATATTCTTGAAACAAATTCAAGATATAGTAAACCTCTCTTAAGAATAATTTGGCTCCACAGTTTTATTTTAGTATTATATAATTACGAGTTATAGGAAAAACATTAAAACGTAGAGATAAGAAACGTGATAATGTAATAACGTTATTAAAAATAAATATATGAAACATAGAAACAGTATTTTACATGAACTTAATAAAATTGAGGGATTAACTAATCAACTTAATTTCATTGTTAATCAACAACAACCAATTGAAGAATATAAGGCTGCTTTAGAGCGCATTAGAGAATCAATTGAACAAGCTAGAGCTTATGTTGAAAGCGAGCCCGTTGATGGTTATGAATTAAATGTTGCTACACGATGAAATTAACAGCAGAACAAATCCAAGACAATTGGAACAAATTTTTGTCCATCATTGATGAACATATCTCTGAACCTAGATGTTCTGAATTAAAAGCATTTTATGAGCAATATGCTGAACGTGTTATGCTCATGCCTGCTTCCCATAAAAAAGAATATCATAATGCATTCCCAGGTGGTTATGTAGATCATGTATTACGAGTAGTGCAGTGTGCTCTTAAACTAAATAAAGTTTGGGTAGAAATGGGAGTTGATGCTTCAACATATACAGTTGAAGAATTAGTATTTGCCTCTTTAAATCATGATCTAGGTAAAATGGGTGATGAACAAAACGAATCATATATCCCTCAGACAGACCAATGGCGTAAAGAGAAATTAGGTGAAGACTATAAATTTAATGATCGACTTGAATATATGTCAGTACCAGATCGTGGATTGCATTTACTCATGTCTCATGGTATTACATTTTCCAGAAACGAAATGTTAGCAATTAAATTACATGATGGTTTATATGATGATGCTAACAAGCCATATTTAATGTCTTGGTCACCAGAAACAAAACCACGTACTGCGTTAGTGTTTATTGTGCATCAAGCGGATTTAATGGCGGCACGTATTGAGTTTGAACAAGTATGGATGCCTAAACTTAAAGGCGAAGTAACCCAAAGTAATTCATCAAATTTCACAATTGAAAAAAATAAAAAATCACCTATTAAGACTAAAGCTTTAGGTAATATCAAGAGTGAAGGATTAAAAAGTTTACTAGATAATATATGATTATAGCAATTGTTATATTAAGTTTGATGGTCGTGATCTTAGGATACACGACCTTTAACTTACTTAGAAAAAATGAAAAACAAGAAGATATCTTAATGGGGTATATGTCTTATTTAAATAAAGTATCTGATATAATTGAACTCTCAGATAAAAAACTTAAAGAAGTAGATGCTAAAGAATCATTCAAATCAGATGATGAAGTAGGTTTCTTTTTTGAATCAATTAAACAAATCCAAAGTATTTTAAATCAATTTAATATTAAAAATTTATGAGTGATGAAGTAGCTGTAGTAGTTAAACCTAAAACAAGTGGAATGTATTTCACTCAAGAAACAGAAAATGCT